TGGTGGCAAATTTGCTAAAGAAGTGGTGGAAGGTGATATTCACACGCAACTAGCTGAGATCTATGGAACCTCAAGATCGCAGGGCAAACAGACAACTTACTGCCTAATCTATGGCGGCGGCAATATGAAGTTAGGTCTTACGACTGGGGCTTCTAAATCCACTGCAGCCAAGAAAGGTGCAGAAATAAGGAAACGCATCATGGATGGATTGGATGGCTTTGCAGAGCTATCTGGGGCCATTGCAAAACGTGCTGAGTCTGGCGTCCTTAAAGGACTTGATGGTAGGCCAATCCGCCTTCAAGGTAAAAATCACGCAGCATTGAACTACATTTTGCAGTCGATGGGTGCCGTCATCTGCAAGCATTTTTTGCTCCGTTCCTACGAGCTACTGGATGAAGCTGGTATTGATTATTGGCCGTTAGGTTTTATCCACGACGAAATCCAAATATCAGTTGCGCCAGAGCACGCCGAACAGGCCACTTTTTTAATCACCGCTGCCATGAAAGATGTTGAACATGAACTTAAATTCCGTTGCCAGCTTGACTCAGAAGCTCAAATTGGTAGCACCTGGGCTGACTGCCACTAGCCCCTCAAGACTTGGCGATATTGCTGAGCATTGGGTAGCCCTATTAGCTGCTTGGAAAGGTGCCGAAGTGTACCCCAATCTCAATTGCACAGGTCCAACTGACTTCATCATGGTTGTTGATGGTGTCCCTTATCAGTTGGACGTGAAGCTTGCTCGTCCAAACACCAATGGATCTTGGCGTGGCAACACAGACAAAGTCCGTGACCCCGTGATCCCTGTCCTGGTCATCCCCACTGGTGACATCACCAACTGGAAAGTCCAGTGGATCCGCAACAGATACCCGCAGGAGTTGGAAAACTTCTGGAACCGCACCGCAATCCCATTCACTCATGAAACTAAAGCCGCCAAAGCTCCTAGTAGACGCCGACTTTTTCTTTTACAGGAGTGCGAGCGCCGCAGAAGACGAGCATGAATACAACGAAGAAATGACTGTCATTGTTGGAGACTTCAACAAAGGCAGAAGCATCGTTGAATCTGAACTCAATAAACTGCGTACAAGGTTTGAGACAGATGACCTCCTGCTCTTTTTTACTGACAGAAAGAACTTCAGAAAAGAAGTTGATCCCACATATAAAGGCAACCGCACTAAGCGAAAGCCTTGTGGTTATTTGAAATTGAAGAACTGGGGAATGGAAACCTATCCCTCAGTAATGAAACCAAACCTAGAAGCTGATGATTGTCTCGGGATCATTGCCACTAATGGCAGCGTGGAAAACTTTGTCCTCGTTTCCCCCGATAAAGATATGGCTCAAATTCCGTGCAGAATTTATGACCTCAAAAACGAGTACACCCAGACCCCTGAACTTGCCGAGAGACTTCTCTACGTACAATGTCTTACTGGAGATCCCACTGACGGCTACAAGGGTTGTCCAGGAACTGGCCCGAAACGTGCTGGTCAAATCCTTGACAACCGCAAGGGATCTTACTGGGAAGCTTGCGTTAAAGCTTACAAAGAAGCAGGGCTAACCGAAGAGGATGCCCTCCGCAACTTGCGCCTAGCTCGCATCTTGCAAGTCAATGACTGGGATGCAAAGAACCTAAAACCTATTCTCTTTACACCGTGAAGCTTTCAAGAACTGAGCTGGAGTTTGTCCGCAACATTCTCCAGACCCGACGCTCTTATAGGTTCACCAAGGCCCCACTTTGCGTTCAAAGCTGGGAGCCGTGGATGCAAGCACTCTTATCCAAAGTAACCGATGAACTCGAAGTTTAATCCGAACCACTACCGCTACGGGTCCATCGAGCCCTGGGACTTCATCATTAGCCAGGACATGGACTTTCTGACTGGCAACGTAATCAAGTATCTAACCCGAGCTGGACACAAAGACAACGAGAGTTATCTCGATGATCTACTCAAGGCTCAAGTTTATCTCCGCAAACTTATCGCAACCCACTTAGATGACGACTCCACCGGACCTTCTCGGACAAGCAATTCAGTTTCGAAAAACAATGAGTCAGAGTATGGGGACATTCTCTCGCTCTACAATGACAGTCCAGAATACTTTGATCGTTGAAGAGTTTAAAGAGTTTCTTGATGCACATAATTATGCTATCAAGTTTCTTGACAACCCTTTAGCTCGTGAACATGCACTTAAAGAATTAGCGGATCTCGTATTCGTATGTTTTCAATATGCCGCTGCTGCTGGGTGGGAGCTGGATGAAGCCCTGGACAGGGTCAATACCTCCAACCTAAGCAAGCTGGTCGATGGCAAACCTCTCAAGCGAGAGGACGGAAAGGTTAAAAAAGGACCTAACTATGTACCACCTTATCTCACTGATTTAGTTTAATGAAAGAAAAGATTGCTGTTACTGGTCGTGTCCAAGCTTGGCTCGACAATCCCGAGTCACGCCTGCCTATCAGCTGCACAGTTTACGTTTGTGAAGATGAAATGGAGGGACCAAATGGAATCGAGGCCAGCTGGAGATTCGTCAGCCATGCCCTACGCAATGCAGCCGGAGTCGCTGTGCATCTTTCTAAGCTCCGCCCACGGGGTACAGAGAACGGAAAGGGCCTTGTCGCTTCTGGCCCAGTGTCGTTTGCAAGGATGTACTCCGTCCTTAATGAGGTACTTAGAAGAGGTGGCACGTACAAGAACGGTGCCTGTGTTGTAACACTAGATGCCAATCATGCTGACCTAGAAGAGTTCATTGATGCTCCAAGACATGAGCTGCCCTGGGTCAAGAAGTGCATCCAAATTAATCAGGAATGGTGGGATGAAATTGCCGAACCTGTCCGACAAAAGCTTTACAAAGCGATCCAAGCTGGGGATATTTGGCTTAGTAAAGTCAAGTACGACCAGCAAGGAGAGCGTATATTTAGTAACGTATGTTTGGAAATATGGCTTAAATCAAGAGCCAGTTGTCTGCTCTCGCATATTAATATGGGTGCCTGCGAATTGGGAGATCTCTTTACCGCTTTTACAAACGGAATGTCCCGATTGTGTGATCTCCATAAAAGAACCGGAGTGGGGGAAACTGGTGAGTATCTTTCTCCAGAAGTGGATCGCCAGGTTGGCCTCGGACTTCTCGGACTGGCTAACTTCCTCCACCGTCAAGGGGTAAGTTATGCCGCCTTTGGTGAAGCCCTGTCCCTCATTAATGATACGGATGCTGTACGCACTCCGGCTCTTGTCATTGCTCGTGAGTTTGCTTGTGCGGTCGCTGGTGCCGCTTCTGTTGCTCGTGCTAACAATATGGATCGAGCATTCTGTATTGCCCCTACTGCGTCGTGTTCGTACAAGTACACTGACTTGGATGGGTTTACAACAGCCCCCGAAATCGCACCACCCATAAGCCGACAGGTTGACCGTGATAGCGGCACCTTCGGTGTTCAATCCTACGACTATGGCGAAGTTGAAATTGCCTCGGAAGTAGGATGGGATGCTTACAAATCCGTTGCAGACGGTATCTGCAAAATCTTTGAAGATACTGGCCTCTTCCACGGTTATTCATTTAACTCGTGGAGTGACGTTGTTACCTACGATCAGGCCTTCATCGAGGATTGGCTCGCCTCTCCTCAAACCTCCCTGTATTACGCCCTGCAGGTGATGCCTGACACTCTCCGAAAGGATGATGTCACATCGATCCTCGATGAGGACTACCACGATATTTTTGGACTAGAAACAGAGGAGGAATTTTGTTCCTCTTGCGCTGAGTAAATTGACAAGTAAGTACACACAGATTGTGTCCCGCAAACGAAAGTGGACACCAGTGCCCGTTGATAAGGGTGACATTAAAGATGGGTCAGAAGACGCAATGTTCCGCGCTTTGGCCTTACGGACGCTTGAGTTGCCCGTAAAAGAAATGCTGCAGCAAGGACTTGAGCGGGAGCTACCGGATGATCCGGGGGTGTTGCCTGCTCTTCTCTCAAATATGGAAGACGAAGACAAACATGATCGTGCTTTGGGGTTTATCGTTGACGTACATGGTGTGTCTGAGTCTGCCGAGCGAGAAGCTGCACGAATCCGTCAAGCCTGGCTCGATGCGCCCCACCATCCAATCCTTAAGACTGCGATACTCGAAAGGTCGGTCTTTTTCGTTCTCCTACCCTTCTTCCGTTTTAATGGATCAATGGGAATCCGCACCGTTGCCAGCGATATTAGCCGGGACGAGCAGACCCACACAGCGATCCATGCGATGGTCGCCCATGACCTCGGCTACGCCTCAACCCCCAGCTTGAATAAGTTGCGGAGAGCAACTGTGGCCTGGGTTATGGACGGACTTGGTGTGAACCAAGACCGCTATCTTGATAAAGACTTCTGGCTTAAACAGTCCGATAATCTTTATAGCTCAGGTAAGGCTAAGGGTCTTGCCGAAACTCAAAGAGCCAGGATGCCTGCTTTCTTTGAGGCTTCAAATAACAACCTTCCAAAATATGGCTGAACTCTCAGAGTATGAGGTGTTTGGTAAAGGCTCTCCACTTAATGAATTGGTGGCAGAGCTTGATGCCATGTATCCACTACTTAACCCAACGCCCACGGATAATGACCGTCTAATTATGTTTAGATCTGGTCAACGTTCGGTGGTCGAATACATCAAAGCGAAACAAACCAATGTGTAGCGCCCCTTCAGTAAAGATGCCCAAATACGAGGCTCCTGAGCCTCTACCTGCGCCAGAGCCACTGCCTCCGCCGGAGCCCCTGCCGACACAACGGCAAGCAACACCAGCAGCATCAATTGCTCCGCAAGCACCTATGCCCCCAGCTGCAACACCCCCGCCCCCGCCTCCGCTTAACCCAACTGTAGAGATGGCACCCCCTCCGCCTGTAGCAGTTAATTCACAAAATTCTGAGGATGCTGCAATTGTCAAGCGGCGTAAATCGAAGCGCAAAGAGCTTCAGCAAGCTTCTTCAGGTACCAGTGCACTTCGTATTCCGCTCGATAAATCCATTGGGACAAACCCCCGCGGAAGCACTGGTTCAAGCGGCCTAAACATCCCTAGATAAATGAAAATTAAATCCTCTGCGATGTCGCGCTATCAAGCGTTGGAATCGGATAGGGAACAGTTCCTAGAAGTGGGACGTAGGGGAGCCAAGTTGACTCTGCCTTACCTCTTAGTTGAGGAAGGCTTGAGTGACGGAGGCTCCCTCCATACGCCATGGCAATCACTAGGAGCAAAAGGGTGCAACGTACTGGCATCAAAAATGATGCTCAGTCTCTTCCCTGTAAACACTACATTTTTCAAACTACAGATCAACGATGGAGAACTGGCAGCCATGCCAGATGTAACTCCAGAGGTTAGATCTGAAATTGATCTCTCCCTCAATAAGATGGAGCGGATCGTTATGCAGCAGATCGCAGAGTCAAATGACCGGGTCGCTCTACATGCTGCTATGAAACATTTAGTTGTGACTGGCAATGCACTCTTGCATGCTGGGAAGAAAGCCCTAAAAGTGTTCCCCCTAGATCGATATGTTGTCTGTCGAGATGGTGACGGTACTGTCATCGAGATCATTACAAAAGAAGAGGTAGACAGATCTCTGCTACCTGCAGAGTTTCAGAAACCACCCCTTGAGCGGGACTCGAATGCTCCCGGTGAGGATGGTCCTAAGTTCGGCGTTGCTTCCGTCAATGGTTCCAGCAAGCTTGACCAGGCTGTTGTCTACACCGTTGTTGAACTACAAGATGGTCAGCACAAGTGGCATCAGGAATGCGACGACAAGATCATCCCTGGCACTAAATCCAGCTCCCCCGTCAAGTCATCCCCTTGGATGCCTCTGCGTTTCAACGTGGCCAACAACGGAGAGAGCTATGGCCGTGGTCGTGTTGAAGAGTTCATCGGTGACCTGACTTCCCTCGAAGGTCTCTACAAGAGTCTTGTCGAAGGTAGTGCTGCAGCCTCCAAGGTTGTGTTCATGGTGAGCCCCAGTGCCACCACCAAACCCCAGTCCCTGGCTAACGCATCCACGGGAGCAATCATCCAGGGCCGACCCGACGATGTGGGTGTGGTGGCTGTCGGTAAAACAGCGGACTTCAAAACAGTCCAGGAGATGATCAGAGACCTCACTCAGAGGCTCTCAGATGCCTTCCTAGTGCTCAATGTCCGGCAGTCCGAGCGGACTACCCTTGGCGAAGTAAATGCCACCGTACAGGAGCTTAACGAGCAGTTAGGTGGTATCTACAGCAACCTCACTTCTGAACTGCTACAGCCTTATTTGCATAGAAAGCTTGCACAGCTAAGTAGAGCTAAAAAGATTCCACCCCTTCCAAAGGGTTTGGTGTTGCCAACAGTTGTGGCTGGTCTTAATGGCATTGGCCGTGGTCAAGACAAAGCTGCATTGATGGAGTTTGTCGGGACTGTCGCTCAAGCAATGGGACCAGAGGCTTTGGTTTCTTTGATCAACCCACAAGAGTTCTTGAAACGCTTGGCTGCTGCCAGCGGTATTGAAGTCTTGGGCCTTGTCAAAGGAGAAGAGCAGCTGGCACAAGAGAAGCAAGAAGCTCAGCAGCTAGCCACACAACAACAAGTCATGGGTCAAATCGGTCAGCTGGCCAAGACTCCTATGGCTGAACAATTTATAAACCCCAATCAACAACAAGATGCCGGAACAGAGCAGCCCCAAACGCCGCCGAGCCCGCAAGCCTGATGGTAAATATCAAGGTAACTCGGAAGGCCTAAACCAAGCCTGGGAAGCTACCGAGATTATTGAAGCTATCGGTGAGAAAACAGTTGACTATTCTGTTAAGCAAAAAGTAGTCGGTCCTTCGCAGGACACTGCTGGTAAATACAGCAAACGAAAAAAAGTAACCGCGCCATCCTTTGGGAAGGCATATACCGTTAACAATTAACTATGGCTACCACCACTTTCGATACCTCTGAAGGGCCATCAGCAGAACAGCAGGCAGCTGAGACTGCTGCGTTGGAGCAAGGTGAAAAACTCACCGCAATGCAACAGGAGGATCGAGACCGCAAATTCCAGCAGACAGATGATGAAAATGCTGATGCCTCACTAATTGGGGGCAAGTTCAAATCACAAGATGATCTGCTGAAAGCCTATGAAGAGCTGCAGCGCAAACTAGGCAGCAACGAAGAACAACCTGAAGAGGTAGAAGCTGAAGCTACTGAGGTTGAGCAGCCGCCAGAAGTCGAGCCAGAAGTGGCTGAGACTGTCAACTACATGCACCAACTCAATCAAGAGTTTGGTAAGTCTGGTCAACTTTCAGAAGAGGCTGTAGAGCGTCTCGGCTCTATGGACTCTAAGGAGTTAATCAAGGCCTATATGGCCTACAACTCTCAGGCGCAAAACGCATCGCTTCAGCAATCAGAGTTGGATGCCATTCAGCAATCCGTAGGTGGGGCTCAGGCCTACACCGAAATGGTGCAATGGGCAGCTGCCAACTTGCCTGAAGATGAGATTGCAGACTTCAATGCTGTAACAGCTACAAACAACCCCGCAGCTATTAAGTTTGCAGTTCAATCACTAGCCAATCGTTATCGAGACAAAGAAGGCTATGAGGCACCCCTGGTGTCTGGCCGCAAAGCTCCCTCAAAAGATAAAGCATTCCGCTCACATGCTGAGCTGAGTCGAGCTATTGCCGATCCTCGATATGCAACAGACCCCGCATTCCGTAGGGATGTAGAAGAAAAACTATCCCGCAGTGGAGACCTACTATGAGACCTGAATATGAAACCCATTGGGAACGCGCAGAGCGTTGGAATGGTCGCTTCGCAATGATCGGAGTGGTAGCAGCTATCGGAGCCTTTGTGGTCTCTGGAAGTATTTGGTGATTTTCCGTACGTTCATCCTATGCAATTTGACATCAGAGTAAATAAAGAGTGGATTGTTCTTACTCATAGAGCTGTATCCCATCTCTTGACCACATGGCCTGGAGGTGACCCTGAAGAACAAGCGGCCATGGTCGCTCTCAAGCAGGATCTAGATCGTTTATTGCTCGAAAGCATGTATCACGTATAGGACGCATCTACCCAGAGCATGGAACGGGGCCTGGGCCTAACGGAGATCACAATGACTGACGTTCAAGTCAAGCAAGCTGTGCGCCTTCAGAAGGCCACAGAAAAGAAGCAGAAGCTCACCTATAGGGGTGTGCGTTACCTGCTGATCAAGTAGCCCTAGGGAGGCTTTGTATCCCGCCTGTACCTGATTGATGGTGCAAATTACTTTCCGTTGACAACACGGGGAGACGGTTACGGTTGCCAAGACCGGAAAGCTTGGCTGCCTGCCAGTTGGAGTAGCAGGGGTTCGACTCCCCTGCCTGGTATTTGCCCTTTGAGCCCGCCACGGTGGATAACTCTTTGGGTGCATGCGCCCCGACTAAGGCCTAATTAGTCAAAACTTAGATCTAGATCGCAATCAATAAACCTTTTTAATTTTTACCTACAGTGACTTACACTGCTTTTCAGGGTAACAACGTAGCCGACGGCTCACGTACACCCACACAAAACTACGATACCCGTTACGCAACAGCGTTGAAGCTGTTCAGTGGTGAGGTATTTAATGCCTTTAATAGTGCAACAATCTTCAAAGGATTGGTACGCAATTATGCACTCCGTGGCGGCAAGAGTAAACAGTTCTTGCTGACCGGGAAGCTCGCAAGTGGCTATCACACTCCTGGTGAAGCTATTGCTCCCGCAGCTGGCCTAAGGTCAAACGAGAAGACAATCGTCATGGACGATCTGCTCGTGAGCAGCCAGTTCGTATACGACCTTGATGAAATTCTGTCGCAATGGTCCAGCAGATCTGAGATCAGTAAGCAAATCGGTGAGGCCCTTGCCCTTCACTACGATGACCGTATTGCTCGTGTTCTCGCTAAAGCTGCTACTGAAACCTCTGTTGTGACTGGTGAGCCTGGTGGCTTCCAGGTCAACATTGGTGCAGGCAATACCAACAATGCTCAGGCACTTGTAGATGGTTTCTTCGAAGCTGCTGCAACCCTCGACGAGCGTTCAGCTCCCCAAGATAATCGCGTCTGCGTATTATCGCCTAGACAATATTATAGCTTGATTTCTAGCGTGGATACTAATATCCTAAATCGCGAAATTGGCAACACCCAAGGCGACATGAATAGCGGCAAAGGCCTCTTCTCAATCGCTGGTATTCGCATCTTTAAGTCTAACGTTCTGGCTGACCAGTACGGAAATGATGCAACTGCAAATGCTGCAGTAGATGGAGAGAACAATGACTATGTTATTGACAACTCCAACCTTGCTGGCCTCGTATTCCATAGGGAAGCTGCAGGTACAGTAGAGGCAATTGGTCCTTCAATTGAAACAACTTCTGGGGACTTCCATGTCCAATACCAGGGCGATTTGATCGTCGGAAAATTGGCTATGGGTTGCGATTCTCTTCGCGTCTCTGTTGCTGGTTCCCTCCAAGCTGCTTGATATTTATCCCAGAGGTTCGGTATATCCGGGCCTCCGGGTTTTCTCATTACCCGAAACAAAATGGCAACTACTAAGGCAACACGACTTGCTGCCGTCAACACTATTATTTCTAATATCGGCCAAGCTCCTGTAACAGCTTTGGATACAGGCAATCCGCTTGTGGAAATGGCCGAGCTTGTACTCGATGAAGTTACTTTGGCTGTACTTGCTGAAGGCTGGGAGTTCAATACAGAAAGGTATTATCCATTTACACCTGATGCCAATGGAAATATCTTTATCCCCACTAATGTACTAAGCCTTGATACTGCTCCCGGCTCTGCATGTCAGGCAGTAATTAGAGACGGCAAGCTATACGACAGGGTTAAGCACAGCTATACATTTTCTGAAACTCAGGAGCTTGACGTTACATGGCTGTTTGATTTTGAGGATCTGCCTGAAGTCTATAAAAACTACATCACTATTAGATCAGCCAACGTCTTTGCTGGCCGCTCTGTGGGCTCTCAGGAAGCCGTCTCCTTCGGTCAAAGGGAAGAGACCATAGCCCGTGCAACTCTTATGGAGTACGACACACAGCAAGCTGACTATTCAATCTTTGCTGATATTAAGGGCAACTCTTCATACAGCCAGCAGGCTTTTCGTCCAATTCAAATCGTACATAGATTCTAATGGCAGCAATCTCCCAAGTTATTCCTAATCTGCTGGGAGGTGTCAGCCAGCAGCCAGACCCCGTAAAACTACCTGGCCAACTACGTCAAGCAGAAAATGTATTGCTTGACCCTACGTTTGGATGTCGCAAACGTCCTCCAACTGCTTTTGTTGCCAAGCTCGATGACAACATACCTGATACCGCTAAGTGGTTTAATATCTTTAGAGACAATAATGAGCGTTATTTAGTTGCTATTTATCGCAATAATAATAGCACTGTTATTCGTGTTTGGGAAGCTGATACAGGTGTAGAGCGTACAGTAAACATCCAAGCTTCTGCCGGTGCCTACCTGGATGTTAACGATACACGCAATCTTAACGAGCTAAACATCAATGACTATACCTTGCTGAGCAACTCAGAAAAGGTTGTGTCTATGTCCGCTGATACAGATGGTGACAGTGATGCAGAAGCTTTAGTAGTGATTAATCAGGTGGCATACAACACCACCTACAACATTGATTTTCTTAAGGACGGCCAGCAAACTACTCAACAGAAAGTTTACCGAGCTACAAAACTTTCAGTTGACCCAGGTGCATTTGAGGATTTAAGCAGTGGTAACTGCGTCTATGCCGCTACGCAGAATTTTGTAGAAACGCAAGGATCAAAAACAGGACTTGGATTTAGGTTGCAAACTCGCTGTCAACCCACTCAAGTCACTACAGAGGTTCCAGGTGATCCATACCCAACTGGCGTTGTGCGTGGTGACAACAGTCTTCATAGTGCTAATTATCAGCTACAGGCTTACTGCACAATCCTCTTCGGTCAATCAGATACCTTCGCTTTTGGCTCTTATCTATACCACCAATTTTCAGGTACTACAGCAGCTGGGGATCTGACCGTCAGGTTGGAGTTTAGAATTACTAATAACCCGTTCAACCCCGACTATAAAGACGAGCATTTCTTCTCGCTAACTAATGTTGATATTGTTTCCTATACCATTAACTATAGCAGTAGTACCAAATGGTCTGAAGGTTTATTTATCACAGACACCCAAACCTTCTTAAGTGATACTAAGCGATTCAGTGAAGACCCTGACAATGGTATTAATGGTGTCTATCTAGCAGGTGATTCAGGTGGTGTAGCCGTTACTGTTGATCGTGTTACGCAAGCTCCTCCTACCAGCCAGTATTCGTTTAAGAGCCGTTATACAACACAAGCCACACTAATTAATGGTGGTATTGGTTGGCGCATTGGCGACTCTGTGCAAGTACAAATGGGTAATAAGAGTTATACGGTCACAGTCGAAGATGAAAGTTTTGGATATAGCTATGTATCCGAGTCTTCTGTTTCCTTTACCACACCTGCCAATGCTACTTCAGGAGGCCTTGACGTGGGGGCAATTGTTGGCAGCCTTACGACCAGCATTAACGGCCTTTCTGCCTATACAGCTACTCCTATCGGTAACGTCATTCATTGCGTAAGAACTGATGGTAGAGACTTTAACTTGCAAACCAGGGGCGGCACAACCAACAATGCTCTGTACGCAATTAAATCTTCCGTAAATGATGTTTCTACTCTGCCTAGCCAGTGCGTCCCTGGTGTAGTTCTTTTAGTACGTAACTCAGCCGAATCTGATTCCGATGACTACTACGTTAAATTTGTTTCTGCTGCCGGTGACATCCCCGGTCAAGGTGCGTGGGAAGAAACACATTCTCCAGGCATTACTACAGAGATAAATCCATCCACTATGCCTCACGCAATGATCCGAGAGGCAGATGGAACGTTTACTGTCAGGCCTTTGTCTGCCCAATATGACGATGTCTTGTTCTGGGCATCCAGAGAAGTTGGTGACGAGAACTCAAATCCCAATCCGACGTTTGTGGGTAAAGGTATAAAAGATATGTTCTTCTACATGAACCGATTAGGGTTTCTTTCAGAAGATGCTGTCATCCTTTCCCAGCCTGGTGATTATTTTAATTTCTTTGTGGGTTCTGCTATTGCCGTAAGTGATGCCGATCCAATCGACATGACGGCTAGCTCTACTAGACCAGCTAAATTGCGAGCTGCTCTAGGTACTCCTAAAGGTCTACTTCTGTTTGCTGATAATTCTCAATTCTTGCTTTCTACATCTGAAGCGGCTTTTGGACCAGCTACAGTAAAGATGAGCGAGATGAGTAACTATAGCTATAGCTCTGACGTCAAACCCCTTGAAACAGGTGTATCGGTACTGTTTGCGACTGAAGCTGATACATTCAGCAAGGTCTATGAAATGGCAGTCGATTCAATTGACAACCGTCCATTAGTCTCTGAAAACACTCGGATCGTACCTGAATATATTCCGCCTAACCTAACACTTGCGGCGGCATCACCTAATAACAGTATGGTCTTTTATGGGGATGGATCTACCACTCTATGGACGTTTAAGTTTTTCAATACTGGTAACGAACGTAGCCTGGCTGGGTGGAGTAAATGGATTATGCCATCTCCAGTTAAATTAGTAGCCTTTGACCACGATACTGGTTACATCGTTTGTGACAATGGTGGGGAATGTGTGGTCCTGAAAGTCGAGATGTTGGATGATCCTAAAACATCTCCTATCTCTGCTTTCGGCCTCAGGTTTGTACCACGGCTAGATCATTTCTTATTCAAATCTCAAACAACCGTATCTGCATCAACTGATCCTGCAAAATCTATTGTTAGGTTTCCTACTGGGTCTTATGTAGTTGGCACAACTCCAAACATTATTGGAACTAATTCTGACAACTCAACTCTATACCGTAATCCTGAAATCCAGCAGGATTCCACTGGTTACTATGTTGAGGTTGACTCTGCGTTTGCCCAATTTGATTTTATATTGGGTCTTGAATATGACATGCTGGTTGAGCTTCCATCTTTCTTTGTAGTTAATGAAAAGACGGCTGATCGTCGTAATGTACCAATGGTTGAAAACGTTTATATTGATATGTATTACTCAGGCAGCTATGAGGTCAATCTCTCCAGAACAGGTTACCTGGATAGATCCCTAGATCTTGAGGCTGTCCAGTCTGATATTTACCTTGCTAATACTCCTGCACTAGATGAAATTATCTCTAGAGCAGTGCCTGTTTACTGCAGGGGAGACTACGCAAGAATAACTATTAGCACTTCTGCCCCCTTACCCGCTTCTATTACCTCTTACAGGTGGGAAGGTCACTACAACAACCGAGGTATCTCCACTATTCAATGAAATACCAACGACCGGCCACCTACAAGGATGGCCTGTTGGTACTTAACAGCATACGACCAGAAGATAAAGCTGAAGTTGAGGGCATGGGTCTGCAAATGGTCCATGTCCCATTCGGTGTTCTAGTAAGTGAACACGCCACATATTTTTATGATGATGATGGTTCACCAGCTGGCATAGCTGGGATCGTTCGATTAAGTGCCACAGAAGGTCAGATATGGATGCTTTGCACACCTCTGATTACAACCAAACCAATTACTTTTGTTCGACAAGCTAAAGCGTGGCTTCGAGATGTAGAGAAAAATTATTCACTTCTATGGAATCTTGCAGACGCTAGAAATCTTGTCCATCACAAACTACTTAAACACCTCGGTTTCAAGGCCCTCAGAACCGTACCCACTGGCCCTGAAGCACTTCCTTACTATGAAATTGTGAAATTATGTGCATAGTCGCAGCAAGTGTTGCCGGTGCCGCAGTGGCAAACGCAACCCTAGCTATTGGTGCAATTACTACTGCAACGTCTGTTGCTATGGGCATGTACTCAGCCCAGCAGCAAGCAGCTCAAGCTCAAGCCTCAATGAATATGCAGGCGCAGCAGCAGCAGCAAATGCAGCAACAGCAACGCCAACAAATGGTGGTGCAACAACAACAGCAAAGGCAACAAGCCCTAGCAAGCCAACAGCAGCAATATCAAACACTTGAGCTTCAGCAGCGTAATGCTACAGATAACTACAATTTGCAAATTGCTCAAGCTAATACTTCAATTTTAAATCAATACAATCAACAACGTCAACAAGTAGAGGCAGAACGAGCCAATATACAGGCTAAATATGCTGCTGACAGGTTAGGTTATCAACGTGAAAAGGAGAATAAAGATAGACAGATAGCTTTTAACAATGAAGCAGCAAATAAAGTTTATGAACAAGAGCAGACAAAAATGAGCGAAGCTAAGAAAAAAGCAGCGTTTGCTAGACAAGCTGCCTTAGCTAAATCAATCGGCGTAAGAGGTTCAATACTTGCAGCTGGTAGGACTGGACAATCAGTTGGATTGCTACTTAACGATGCAGAACGGCAAGCAGGCTTCGCACAAGCACAAGCTGACGCCACGTTGTTTAGTCAACTTCAACAGGCTCAAATCGGAATGGATCAGGGATTTATTCAAGCTCAAAGTGCTAACAACCAAGCTGAGTCGCAAGTAGGTATGTTCCCAGCGTCTCCATACATGCCTGCATTCCCTGGCATTCCTGATTTTATTGACCCCTACAAAGATTCAGAAACAGCTTTCGGAGCAGCTTAAATGGCAAAATCACAAAAAGATAGAGGGAGGATATATCAATCTAACCCTGCTGCTAATACTTACCAGGGCGCTGCTCGTTCGATTGGTTTTAATCCAGTTAAAGCAGAAAACGACGAAAAAAAACTACGCGATTACAAAGCTGCCATCATTGCAGACGGCCAGACTATTAGTCGTGAATTAACTAGGCAACAGTCTGCTGAAAACCAAGCCTTAGAGGCTCAACAGGTTAATGAGCGGGGTTCATTACGAGTAGGTCAGGTAGGCGCTGAAGCTTTACTCCAACAAACTCAACTTAAAGAAACTGCTGACCTAAAAGGCTCTCAGTTGGCAGAATCAAACCAGCTAAAGCTTGATGAGATCTATCTTAGAAATAAAAATAGTTTAGATCTTGGAGCTTTAAGGGCTAATCAGCAAATTGATCAAGCCAATACTAAAGTTGCATTTTCAGCCATTCAAGGGTTGATAGACTTTGGTGTAAGTGTCTATAAGACAAAGGCAGAATTCGCTGAAAAAATTGAAGAGCAGAAGCTAGAAGACCAAAAAAGTGAAGCTCTTGAAAGCAGTTTTTTCGGTTCTAATTTCTTTTCAAATAATACGGATTCAGCCAAGGTACTCGATGCTCAAGGAGAGGTAGTTCAAGAGGCACTTACAGCGGAGGTTCAGTCCCTTGCTCAAACTGCAAATGATCTAAGAGCAGAAAATAATGCCTTTAGTTCATATCAAGCTGAGCTAATCGAGGGGATGTCCTCTTGGAATGGCCTTGCAGATACAAGAGGAAATGTTTTTGCTGCACGTATGCAGTACGAAGGTTTCTTGAGTGAAGCTCAAGCTCTGGGTTTGATTAGACCAGGTTCTCAAGGCCTTGCGGATATTCAAGCACTTAACAGAAAATTTGCTGACGCTAGTGGCTTAACTTCTGCCGCACTTGTAGATCCTAAATTTGTCAACGACAATTTCACCAGACAAGCATATGAAGTTGCTGTAAATACCTTAAGGTCTGTTAACAATGCTTCTTTTGAAGAACTTAAAAAAACACGCACTGCAAAAGTAGATAGTAATATCGCTAGTTTGTGGGCAGGTGTTAGTGCTACTTCAAGTCCAGAAGATTTAGGGAAGGCTTGGACAGAGTCCCACGTTGAGAATGTAAACGGTAACTATGGCGGACTTATGTCTGCTACCTCTAAGCGGACAACCACTGAAAAAGTTCTTAAAGAACTTCAAGATGCTGGACGCACTGCAGAAATACTAAACCTTAGACAATATGCGCCTAATCCTAATACTCCTAATCTTACCCTCGGTGTTGAGTTCAAAGATCAGTTCGACGCTGCCCTCATTGTATCCAGAGACAAAGCACGTCAAGGCTATACCAGGGCTCAGTCCGAACAAACTATTAGAGCCAATCAAGCCGTTGAACGGTACTGGGCTGGCGAACAAACCCCGGCGACTCTTCGCCAAGTTGTTGCCGAACTCGATGACATCGGAGGAAACGCTGCCAGGACATTAAAAACTAGCCTTGTTAAAAATGGCTATCAGTTTGATCCCAACCTTGCTGGAGAGATTGCTAGCAAGCGTGGCACTGATGAAGAGTATTCTGTAAAGCAAATCCGTGACTTTTATACTCAAGGAAGGCTTAGCAAGTCTCAATATGAAACGGCTCTTAGGTTTGCTCCTGATGCTCAGCTTCAAAGTAAAATCAAGGAAGCTCTTGATTTTTATAAACCTGAGAAAACTCTAATTAATGATATTAAAGCAGAAGGTGGTCGTACTATCACATATAACAAAAGTAATAGAGCCTCTGCTGCTTTCAAGCAAGAGCTTTTTCAGCGTGAAAAGAGGTTTAAGATTGAATTAGGCCGACGCCTGCAAGGTGTTCTTCGAGATAACCGAGACCTTGAAGTTGAATCTCAAGCTTTCCAGGATATTGTTTCTAGAGAGGCTGAAATTCTCAGACAACAACCACGCTTCAAGATTAATTACGCGACAGGTGAGGGGTATAGTTTTGGTTCAGACGGCACTGCCTCGGATTTAGCTGAGATAGCCCTTGAAAAAATAACTGTATCTGAGGGTGTTCAGAACTTTACCATTAGGGGTGGGCTTACAGCTAAACAAGTAGTCAGAGCAAAGATCCCCAAAGCAATGGTTGATCCTACTGTTGACATTATCTTGACCCCTGAACAACTAGCCGCTGACACCGAAAAGATTTTAGCGGGTAAAACTCCAAGTTCCAGAACTCTTGAATGGTCTGGGTTTGTTGGAATGACCCCTAAAGACCTCATCAATTCACAACGCTTGATGATGGATATGCCCTCTGTAGATGATCTATCAAAGGTTGAAGAAGTACCTACCGCGACCATTACTCCTGGCAACAAAACTGAAGGTATGCGGGCCTTAATGTCGTTAGGTATGCCTCTCCGGGGTGCAGCCTATATGTCATCAGCTATTCAACATGAATCAGCATGGCGTGCTCAGCGACCCTCATGGGACTTGGGTTCTCTTGATAATGCTGGTAGAAACGGGGGCCTTCTGTCATGGAACAGGGGCCGATTAGCCAATCTTGAACGGAGATATGGTCGCGCTGTTGAGCAGATTACAGAAGCCGAACAGCTTCAATTCTTAATTCAGGAAATGAAAGTTTCCTACCCAGAATCCTATCGAGTGTTGTTTGACCAAAATGCTTCGTCTACGGACCTGCAGGCGGCTACATACAACTACATCAGATGGAATAAAAAGTTTACAGGTAGCCGCTGGACTATGGCTGAAGGCCTAATCCGCTGGGGCAATGACAATTTCTGATAAACACCCTCTCTACGGGGAGGGTTTATCCCTACTAACTAAATGGATCCCTTAGAAAATACAGACAACCTAACGCCCTATAATGAGGAGGAAGAGGAAGACCTATTTGCTGAAATTCAACGCGATCAGCAAGAATTTATTAAGTCAAAAATTCAAGCAGAATCTACACCCGCAATCCCTTTAGAAGAATCTAAAACTGAACCTGAATCTAAAACACAACAGGCTCTGCAACAGGCTGAAGAAATCGGTGAGTTTCCAGCACTTGGTGGGCTTATTGATTCTGCACTTGACTTCATCACACCCGGCCAGCGTTCTGAAGAGACTGACAATCAACGTGTAGCTGGCAAGGGTGGTGATGAGCGAAACCCCTTCGACTCCATTGTTTCTCAGGCTGTTGACTTCGTAGACAACAACTTCCAGGGAGATCAAGAAAGCCTGGAAGAAATTCAAGCTCGTATGTCAGCTAACAGGGCTAAGAAGCAGGAGGAAGATGCTCAGGCCCCAGCCCTGCAAAGAGCTTTGTCCGAGCCTGGTAGA